CTTGCTCAAGGTGTCATCTGGGTTCGGCTTCTCGTTTGGCATCTTCTTCAACCTGTTTACGCAGCTTCTCTACCTTCTCCATTTGGGCCTTGGCCTCTCGCTTCACCACCATCGTGTCCACATACAACATCCCAACTAAAGGAAGAACCAACACAAAGACCAGCGCAAACAGGACTAAGACAAAAAGGTATCCAATCGACCCCGATGATGAAGACTGATTATCCACAGCAGGCATATCAGGTAACCGATTACGAAAGCCACCACTGCTGTTTCCAAAGCCCTGTCCACTATCTGATTTTTTAACCTTTGTCGCTGCCATGCTTTCACCCGCTTTTCGTGCAACTCACGAGCCGCTTGCTCCGATTTTTGATCCAACAGCCGTTGATACTCTTCAACGATTTCCCGCCAGAGATCGGGCATTCCCATCTCCCAGCGCACCATTCTCTCCAAATCGGCATAAAACTGCTTGGTCTGCCGCAGATACATCACATTGTCTATGGCTTGTGTGGCAAGGTCGTCTTTGATCCCCTTCTTCCTGTTGTCTTCCCGTTGAACTTCCGCTTTTTCGTGGCTGGTTTCCAGTTCCGCTTGGCCTTTGAAGAAGCTTGAGAGCGCCCCACCAACCTCGGTTGTGATCTTTGTCAGATCATTGCCCGTTTTCTTCAGGTCTTGGTAAACGGCAACGCACCCCTTTATGCCCTCATAGGCCCCCTTGCAAAGTGCGAATGCCGTGATTGGGTCAATTTTTATGCCTTCATGATGTATGCCAACGCATAGTACGGCGGTAAGTTTGCATTTGTGGCCGACGACCCTTCAGTTGAGATAGATGTCGAAACAGAACCTGCTGGAGTGCCTGCGGACTCTGAAGACACTGATATGTTGGCATTGCCAGTCGCAGTAGTCACCGTTGATGCGTTGGTTAGGTTTGAGCCGCCACCGACAGGACCTATACCGCCTATGTAGGTACTACCAGCAAGCGTATGCGTATGACCTGAATCTGTGGCTGTGTGCGAGTGCGTACCCAGTGCCGAACCAGTAAAGGTCGAAGTTGCTGTATGGTTGTGAGAAACCAAAGTGGCATTTGCACTGCCCCCTGTTGCTGCTACAGCATAAGTGCTGCCTGCCCCAACAATGAATCTATTACGCAGATCAGGCGTGCTGTTTGTGCCGTCACACAAATACCAACCACTTGGGATGGAGGCAATACTGCCGTACCACATGGTAATCATGCCAGTGGGGATAATGTCCCGCACAAAAGCAGTGGTAGCAATCTGCGTGCTGTCCGTATTAATTGCAGCAGTCGGCGCGGCAGGCGTCCCATCAAGGGTAGGCGACGTAGATAAAACCACTGAACCTGAACCCGTGGAAATAGTTACGCCCGTGCCACCATTGGCAACAGCCAAAGTACCAGTTATGTCTGCGGTGCTCAGGCTAATTGCATCCCAGCTTGTGTTGGTGCCGTTAGTTTGTAAATATTTGTTGGCATTGCTTGTTTGAACAGGGAGCAGCGCATTGAGTGCTGCGTTGGCTGTGGCCTGCCCGGTGCCGCCGTTGGCAATAGCCAGAGTGCCCGTCAAATTTGCAGCTTGCAGTTCATAGAAATTGGCCGCATCAGACCAGACCATGACCTTGGAGCCGTTGGTAACCGTAACCCCTGTGCCCGCCGCTGTGGTGTTGCCAATCACAGACGAGTTGTAGATAGTCATCGAGTAGCCGCTGTTGTTCCAAACGATGTACGCTTTAGAAGCAGGGGGTGCATAGACGGCAAAAGCCGCGCCAGTCGTGGTGGTAAATTGCAACATGGCATACACAGCTTGATTGCTTGCTGCTGTAGACGTTGGACCGTTGGTGTATGTCAGGGCTTGGCTGGCAGAAGTCACGCTGACCGTCTGATACCCACTGACAGCGGTGTCTAGGATATATGCCAGATTGTTATTGGTCGTGTCCCCCCAGACACCCGCCTGGGTGCCATTGTTCGGCAGTTCAATCCGAAGATTTGAGGAATATGTGCTCATTAGTTTTCCTTTATAAATTCAACCCAAGCTGCCGTTGCTTCATCCCATTGATATATCCCGCCGTCAGTAGGATAAGAAACAGGCGCAATCCAATTACAAGTTTCTTCTACCAGCAACCAGCTTGGATACGGTTGAGGGGGAATAAACGCATCACGCTTAGCGTCGTAGGTATACCCAAGACCAGCGTAATTTTTCCGGATACTTCCACTGTAGCTTGTTTGTTTCCAGTCGCCGCCAAACAAAGACTGACAAAAAGCAATCCCCTTTGCTTCGTCCTCTACATCATCCACCAACAATTCATCATTGGCCACAGCAATAACTTGCGTGACTACATTTTGTTTGTTAAGTTGTGCAAAGTGCGCCATTAGAACGTAATGCTCCCTGAGCCAGTCCATCTGTAAATTTTATACCCGCCTGTATTGGTCAGCGTTGGCGAACCAGTTGTAGAGGCAGCATTTGGATATGTGTTGGAGTATCGAATAATGACAACTCCAGAACCGCCAGCAGCCGAGTATGCGCCATTGCCGCCACCACCGCCACCACCGCCTGTATTTGCAGTCCCGGCAACTGCGGGGGCGGCTGGTCTTGCTCCATCACCACGTCCATCCCCGCCAAATCCGCCCCCGCCAAGTCCCCCGGCACCTCCGTCAACTTGACCACCAGCACCGCCCCCACCAGCATAATAAGTTGATGTTCCTGTGATAGAAGATGTTAAACCATTACCACCCGGAACGCCGTAGACGCTTGGAGTTCCAGTTGCGCCGACAGCGCCTGCACCGCCGCCACCGCCACCGCATTGCCCGCCATTTGCATCGTAGCCACCATTTCCGCCGGTATTTCCTTGCCCAGCAGTTCCCGCTCCACCAGCGGTAGCCCCATTTTGCCCTCCCCCGCCTCCTGAACCACCAGAAAATCCGTTTTGTCCGGGAGGGCCACCGCCAGCGCCACCACCAGTTGATGTTATTGAAGAAAATACAGAATTGCCACCATTTGAAGACGTCGGTGAAGAGGTCGCACCACCACCGCCAATTGTGACTGTATACGTTGTACCTCCTGATACAGATACGGTACCAGTACGCATACCGCCTGCACCGCCCCCACCGCCACGGGAATCGTTATTACTGAAACCACCACCGCCCCCGCCAGCAACTACAAGATATTCAACAGAAGGAGTTACATTTGATTTTCCATACAACGAACTCATACTCCATGAAGACCCTGATCCACCTACCCCCGCAAGAGTGCGAACCGCCGCGTCATTCATAGTGATTGTGGAGGTCAAACCTAAGCCAAGCTCATAGGCGACACTAACCGGGCTGGATGTACCACCCATATTCAGTGCCCCACTGGATGGCATCGTCATTATTTAGCTCCCAGTGCTTTCAGGCTTTCTTCAAGCGTTGCTACTTTGGCAGTTAACTCTTTGACTGCCTCAATTAAAATTGGAGCAAATTTATCATACGCAACTGTTTTGTATCTGTCCCCTTCCGGGGCTTCGTACATTGAATCACTGACCAATTCAGGTAACACCTTCTGTACCTGATCTGCCAACACACCATAGTCGTACTCCCCCGGATGCCCAATTATGGAGCTTTCAATCCACTTAAATTTAACACCATTAAGTTGCTGAACAATGGAAAGAGCGGACTGGATTGGGGTAATTTCTGTCTTTAATCGTGGGTCGGAATACGCGGTAACGTTGCCTGCCGCTGTCATATCCCCATTGCCAAGATATGTGTACCATCTCCATGCTGTCGCTGACCATCCGCCAACACCAAAATATGCATCAGGTCTTAGATGAAGTGATGCTCCGTAAGCACCCTGACAATGAAACGTAATGTTTGCAAGGTTTGAGTCTCCAGTGCCGCCGTTGTTTCTAACTTCTACAGCACTTACGTTTGAACCTTGAGAGCCCGCAATTGCCGCACTTACCCACTTCGCACTTGCGTTATTTGAATTGGTAGCAAAGCTTGCGTTAGTGGCCGAAGAGGCAAAGGAGGCGTTAGTGGCCGAAGAAGCAAAAGTTGCATTGGTAGCAAAGCTTGCATTAGTGGCCGAAGAAGCGAAAGTTGCATTGGTAGCTGAAGAAGCCGCGCCGCTCAGAGTAGCAGTAATTGTTCCTGCACTAAAGTTACCCGAGGCATCCCGAGCAACAACTTTGCTGGCGGTGTTGGTGGTGGTTGCATCCACTGCAAACGTGCGAGCAGTTGACCCGTTGAAAGTACCGCCGCTTGTGAGGTATGTCCCCGCCGTCAAAGCCGCCGCTGTGGCATTTGCTGTGGTTGCAGTTGTAGCCAGCGTAGCCGAACCCGCAGCAATGCTAGATTGAGCAAGCCAAGTGGGGGCTGCTGCACCGTTACTTTGGAGAACTTGCCCAGAAGTACCGGCCACAGAGTACGCTTGTGCGGAGCCCGTGCCGTAAGTGACACCTCCGTTGGTCGGGGTGGCCGTGGTGTTTGTACCCCCGTTAGCTATTGGAAGAGTGCCATCAACATGGGTGGCCATGCCAATCTTGCCCCAGCTTGGGGCTGCGCCCACACCACCAGAAATTAACGCATTGCCAACCGCTACGTCTGCGAGTTTGGCCAGAGAAGACGTTGTATCCGCATACAACAAATCTCCCACAGCGTAAGAACTAAATCCAGTACCGCCATACCCAGCACCAATAGTGCTCCCGTTCCAAGTACCAGCAGTGAGAGTACCAACTCCAGTAATCCCCGTGTAAGAACCACTGAGCCTTGAAGTACCCAACGAACCAGAGGTGATGTTGTTTGCATCGGTTGTGTCCGTGGTAGCGGAAGCTGCAAGACCAGACACCGCTCCTGCGGCAATGGCAATAGCTGTGTCGGTAGCCGAAGTGATTTGCCCTTGGGCGTTGACTGCCACGACTGGGACAGAACTTGCGGAGCCGTAGGTTGCTGCGCTTACCCCAGTGTTGGCAATGTTGAACGTGTAAGTGGGGGACTCATTCAACCCTGTACCCGCCGTGTATGTAATTGGCGCGGAGAACTGCTGAAAAACAATTGCTGTCGTGCCAACTACTATCGGGGGCGCAGTCTGCTGCACCCAAGCGGTATTGAGGTTGACCGTACCGCTGGTCACTAAGAAAAAGTCACCCTCGTCAATCTGGTTAACGCCTGTCCCAACGGTATCGAAGTCGGTTGCCCGGGTCAAAATAAAAGGCGCACCGGGAGATGAGTTGCCAGCTTGACTCAACGTATATACACCGTTGTCTGCTTGCGTAGCTTGATTCTTAATTAAGATGCGCGTACCGTTATCCGCAGGCGAAGTGAACGTGTAGCTATCAACCGTCAAAGCGCCGTTGGCATTTGCGGTAAGCGTTGCCCCTACTCCAGATGTGCCGTTGTTATATGTACAAGCAGGTAATGCTGCGGTAGTCGCATATCCCACAGCTTCGTGAAAGTGAATACCAGACGCAATTGCATCAGCGTACTGTTTGTTAACAATGTCTGTGTTGTTGGTTGGTGTTGTTGATACTGTGCCGGACGTAATATTTGCCGTGGTGATGTTGGCCGTGCTGGTACCCAGTGTGCCAATGTCAAGAACGTCAACAGCCAGCCCAGCCGCGCTCAAGTAAACCGACCGCGAAGACGGGTAGGTCACAAAGACGTTCTTTGTACCAATACCAAAGGGCACCAACGACCCTGCATTGCTGGAGGACAGCACAGTGGTGCGAGACAGAGTTGTGCCCGATGAAGTGTATGTACCAATACCAACTTCCCAGTCGCCTGCGGTCAGGTCTACGATGGTGTAGTACGTAGTGTTGCCGTCACCAACAGTGGCAAAGGTCTGATACCCAAGGACGGCCCCAGCAAGCGTGATGGTGCCCGTCCCGGTGGTTGCCGTTGTTTCCTGTACCCTGTCTTTTACTACGAGTGCCATTTGTGCCTCTTACGATTGGGTTTTCACAACCTGCCAAGTGGTAGATTGTGAGTTGTTTATTTCAGTCCAATTTGCCGTTTGTGAATCGTTGATGATTTCCCACAAGAACCGAGCAAGTATCACATCCGCCCCTACCGCACTGTCCTGTATGGTAGCAAGAAAGACGGCTGAAGCCAAGAGCGAATCCAGAGCGATAGCCGTGTCACTGACAACGGCATTAAACGTAGAGGGGGCCACCAAAGTACTGTCGGACCCTGCGACAGTATCGACCACAGAAACCCCGAACCCAGCGGCGGCGGCGGTTGTGTCGGACCCCGTAGCAAGCTCAGATAAAAATGCCAAAAGGTCTGCGTTTGAGCTTGGCGTATCCAAAGCTGACATTAAATCTTGGGCGAGTGCGGTATATGTCTGCCCACCAACAAACAAATCGGACACTGTTCCAGTATCCGCATATGCCCCGTTAAAAACTGCTTGGGCTGTATACAGATCAGACACGCTGGCAGTGTCTGCACACAACCCTTCAAAAGTTGCCGCAGCGGCAAACGTGTCCGAAGCAGTTGCTGCGTCCTCAAAATACGCCGGGAACACCACCAAGGCTGATGGCGTATCCAGCGCAGTAATTGTCTCCGCTATAGCCGCGCTGAAGTCAGAAGCCGCAACGGTGATGTTTATACCGACCGCAATCTCTTCCAAAATCAAAGGCGCAAACAGCGCCACCGCATTGACCGCTGTGTCTGACGCCGTTACAGCTTCATCAACCGTGCTGTCATAGCTTGCGCCCGCCCCTGCTAAAGCAGCAAAGGGGGCAGCGGCAAATGCAGATGTACCGAACACAAAGGATTACGCAGCGTCAAGGCTGAACGTGTAGGTCACATTCAACGTATCCCCACTCACCACGGTACGGTCACCAGGAGACTGGAAGTTGGCTTCGGAGAACAAAACCCCCGAAGTGCCACTGCTCACAGTACACAGGAACGCCCCGGCAACAACACCCCCAGCACCAGAAATAGTGAACGATGAAGGTGCAGCAGAGTTGGTGATGACAGACGGATCAGCCGTGGTAGCTGTACCAAAAGTCACAGCCTTGCGTGAGCCAGCGTAGTTAGTGAACTCAGTCCATGATTTAGAACCTAAAGTGTCAGCAGCCAAATACGTCACGCCAGCGCCAGGGCCAGTCACCAACCCAAGGAAAAACGAAGCCGTATACGCAGTGCCTGCAAAATACTGGGTATTCATGTATTGCAAACCCACGTTGACCACGAGGTTGTGCATCTTGTCTTCCCACTTCAGATTACCGTCTTTATCTAGGCACTGGACGTGGAATACACCGCCGCCACGAGCACCGTTTTGCAGGGCCGTGCCAGCAACCAGACCCGCAGTTACGGTGTCGATAGAGTGAGCTTTTTCGTTGAACATAGGATACTCCTTAAACAAGTCGAATGAGTGCAGATGTGCTGGTGTTTGCAGGCATCGTCACGGGAAAAGTGTTGACCGAAGTTTTGTCGTTACCAAAATCCAAGACGCACACAGCGCCATTGTCTCCTGCCTTGTAGATCAACGCACCTCGGGCTGTGATTGCTCCAGTCCAAGAGGGCGAGGAAAAATCCACATATGTGATGCTTCCAGCGGCGGTGGTTTCTGTGCTCACAGTAGCGGTAACAACTTGCCCACCAGCAACGTAATTGCCGCCCGAGGCTTCTCCAGTCGTGGTGTACGCAGTGGTGGTCTCATCAAGCGTGGCTGCGTTGGTGTACAGCGCCAGATAAAAAGTGTTCGACGAGAAGTTGAACGACCCGTTTATCAAACCCGACCGGAGAGTGTTGCAACTGTAGTTGCCCGTAAACGCCATTACAAAACCCCAGTATTCTGCGGCAACGCAGGGGTGCGGTACTGTCCGCTGCGATACGCATCGCTACGCTCCAGCCCATCACCCAGACGTTTGGCCAATGCAAGGGCTTCCATGTACTTCTGGTTGTACAACGCAATTATGTCCTGCTCACCTTTCATGAAGGTATACGCCTCAACCAAAGACCCGTACAGCAACACGCTGTCAAAGTTGTCTCCCAACCACGTCTGGCCAGAAGCCGCCGTGGTGATAGAGGTGGGGTAATAGTAGTAATGCAACTCAACTTCATACGCCGCATCTGGCGTGGGGCCAAGGATGAACGACAACTCGTTGGTGATTACAGGAGAAGGATCGTTGGATGTGGTCGGTCCAAACAGTGCGTAGTACTTGGGCGTTGCAGTGTCCGTGGCTTTGGGGTACGCCTGACGGATGAAGTTCACGTCCTTGTTGAGCAAAAATTCTTGCCCGTCAGTGGTTACGACCGCCAAAGAGTAGGAAGCCAAAAAGTCACCAGGGCACGACAAATACTTGTTGCCCGTGGATGTAACCCCCGTCACGTTTTTGCGCAGCGAAGGGAACTGAACCGAGTTGTATATACGTTGTTCAGCCTGCGTGATGAAAGTGTTGATCTGTGTCGTTGAGGACACAGCACTCCCGCTCGCAAGGTACGTATCTGGGAACTGGTTTTCCGTATACGTCTGAATCGTATTGAACAACTCGGTGTAGTTCATGCCATTGGGCCTCTGGCCATCACGCCTTTGGTAGCCGCTCCAGTGCCACGAATTTTGATACCGCTGGTTTTGGCAGTGTCAGGATACCCCGCGCCAGGAGGCAACGGGCTCGTGTTGGGCTTTGGTTGCTTGTACTTGTTCAGCGGGTCTTTGGTGTCCGCTGGGAAGAATTTGTATTCGTCATTGGGGTTCATATCAGCCTCCACGACCAGAGCTACGCTGGTTCATTACTTTGGCCATACCGCGACCGTACTTGAGCATGTCGCTGTTGGTTTTGCCGCCAGCACGCATCTTTTTTGCGCCAGGGTGCAGGCGTTTTTCATGCGCCATGACTTCCTTGTCGGCAATTTTCTTCACTGTCTTCGTGTCCATT